CCCTTACCGAGGTCTAAGCCATGCCCGTTCTTGGTTCCGCCGTCAAAGTCGCCGTTTACGACGAAGTCACCTTCAAGAGCAAGACCAGCGTCACCAAAGGCATGCTGGCCTACTTCACCGAATGCTCAGTCGCCGCCAGCCGGAACGACGTGCAACCCAACACCATCAGCTCGGACAGAAGCCGCGCCAAACCCGGGGCCGGAAATATCGATGTCTCCGGCAACCTGAATGTCGAGATGGCGCCGCAACATGTCGGCTTCTACCTGCGCCACGTCCTCGGCGCCCCGGTCACCACCGGCGCCAGCGCCCCCTACACCCACACCTTCCGCCCAACCTCGTTGCCGGTTGGCCTGATCGTGGAAAGGGACTGGACCGGCGCCGGCATCAGCAACAAAGTGGAGCAGTTCCTGGGGTGTCGCGTTTCCCAAGCGACCATCGACATCCCTCAGGAAGGCGCCGCCACCCTGGCGATGCAGTTGCAGGGCGCGAATTACACCATCGCCACCGCCGCGATTGACGCCAGCCTGGGCGACACCGGACATACTGGGTGGTTCGCTCCCGACTGTACCGTGAAAGTTGGCGGAACTTCGGTAACCAACGTCAAGAGCGTTCAGTTCACCATCAACAACAACCTCGATACGGGGCGCTACGCCCTGGGAAATGCCGGCGAACGTATCGACCTGCCCGAGGGCTTTGCTGACATCTCCGGCCAGGTAACCGCCATCGTCGATACCGCCCTGTTCTCCGCCTACATCGACAAGGCCAGCGCGCGTACCGACACCACGCTGGAAGTCATCCTGACCTTCGGCACCGGTACCGGCGCTACGGCGGGCAATGAAAAGTTGAGTCTTTTGCTCGACCACGCCATCATCTCCTTGGCGACCCCTCCGATCAACAGCCCGGGCGGAACCGAGGTCAACTTCACCTTTACCAGCTTCCGCGATGGCAGCACCGACAAGGGCCTGGTTGCCGTGCTCCTGTCGCCCCTGGCGGATACCCTGATCGCCTAAGCCCAACCCCGGCGCTGGTCAGTCGCCGGGTAGCGGTTCCGGGCATGCCGTATCGCCCGGGCCGCGCCCTTCACTGACCATCCCTTTCCCCTCACACCCGCGAGACTGACCATGTTCAAAATTCAAGCAGACCGCCAGACTTGGCTAACTGTCCGACTGCCGGACCCGGACGGCGAGCAGCGCATCAAGCTGCGCGTCAAACTGAGATCCCATACCGACAACGCCGCCACCAAACATCAGGTCATTTCCGATCAGGCGGAACGGCTACGCGCTGAAATCGATTCTGGGGCCATCGACTCCGCCCCGGCCCTGCTGGCCAAGTTCGTCGCCCTGGCCGATACCATCAGCCCCGAGGCCATCGCCGAAGACATGGAACGCATCGTTGCCCGCGTCACCGACTGGCAGGATATCGGCGATGAGGCTGGCGAACCTTTAGCTTTCAGCCCAGACCGTCTGCGTGCTTTGCTCAACGTCGGGACCTGGGTAGTCAAAGCCGTGCGGGAGGCCATCACCACCCTGGACGATGATGGGCGCCGAAAAAACTGAGGGACTGGCAGCGCTGGCGGCTGGATGCCGATGGCGCGGATTGCCAGGGCAGCATCACCAGTGGGGCCAGTACCTGCCGCGTGTGCATGGAAGGACGCGGCGAGCTCACCTGGTGCAGCCAATGCCAGGCCGTCGAACTGTGGCCGGAGAACATCCCCAGCGTCATGCTCTACCTGGCATGCGAAACCCAGTGGCGTTACACCGGCATGAACAACGTCGCTACCGGCCTGGATTATGCCGGGGTGCGCGCGGTCATGGCCATGCAAGCCATTCCTGCCGCTGATCGACCAGGGCTCTTCGCTGATTTGCAAGTCCTCGAACGTGCGTATCTCGAGGTCAACAATGCCCGCCTGGCCAAGGAAAACGAAAAGGCCAAAGCCAAGACCCTAAACCGCCCTGCCCGCCCCGGGAGATAGTTATGGCCGCCGGAAACCTGCGCGTCAGCCTCGTCATCAATGCCGACGGCACGGCCGCCATTCAGACCATCAACCGGGTGCGCGGCAGCGTGGGGGAACTGGACCAGACGGCCGGGCGGGCGGCAAGTGGGGGCTTGTCCGCGGTAACCAGCCAACTCAAGGGGCTGGCGCTGACCGCGGGCGCCGCGCTGGGATTGAGCAATCTGGCCGCGTCCTTCACCGCCGCCAACGTCGCCGCCGGCACCTTGCGCGCTGGTCTGGAGACCGTCACCGGCTCCGCGCGGGCAGGCGCCGCGGCATGGGCGCAATTGCAAGAGTTCGCCGCTCAGACCCCGTTCAGTTTGCAGCAGGCTACCGAGGGATTCATCAAGCTCAAGGCCATGGGCCTGGACCCATCGCGTGAGGCCCTGCTGAGCTACGCGAATACCGCCAGCGCCATGGGAAAGGACTTGTCCATGATGATCGAGGCCGTAGTAGACGCCTCCAACTCCAGCTTCGAGCGCCTGCGTGAATTCGGTATCACCGCCAGCCAGCAGGGCGATCAGGTCTCCCTGACCTTCCAGGGCATGACGACCACCATCGGTAACAATGCCGCCGAGATCGAAGCCTATCTGCGCCGCATCGGCGAGGTGCAGTTTGCCGGGGCCATCGAGCGCCAGAGCGAAACCCTCGGGGTAGCCCTGTCCAACGTGGGCGACGCCTGGGATCAGCTCATGGTCGAAATTGGCGACGCCGGTCTGACCGAGGTCATGGTAGACGGACTGCAAGAAGTCACCAGCTGGCTGGGCGAACTGAAGGGCGAGATCGCCAACGGCCTGGGTGGCGAGATCAACGCCACCGTGGCGGAAACCGTCGCCCTCTTCGGCGGCTGGACCGAAGCCCTCGCCGGTATCACCCCTGCCCTAAGCGGGGTCGTCCAGGCCTTGGCGGAACTGCCAAATTATAACCTGGTCATCCGCGATGGCGCCCTGGCACTGCAAGAACAGGGCACCGCCTGGGAGGCGCTGGTGGACCTGGTGGGCTTCGCCGCGCAATCCTTTCTTGACCTGCCAGACAATTTACGCGCCGCGGTCGGTATCATCCTCGGCGAGATCGACATCCTCAAGACCAACTTCCAGGCGGGCATGGATCAGCTCCCCATTATCGCCCAACAGGCATGGGCGGCGATCCAGAATGCCATCGTCAGTGCCATCGGCGCCATCAAGATCGCCGTGGCGGAGATGGTGGCCTATGTCGCCGGCCAATTGGCCAGCCTGGCCCGGGACATGGCCGGTGTCATGGCCCAGGTCCCGGAGGCACTCGATATTGGCGGGATGGCATCAGAGGCGGCCGCGAGCCTGGGCACGCTGGCCACCAGCTTGGAAAGCACGGAAAGCGCTGTCACCGGACTCAAGGCGGAACAGGCCGCCTTGAGCGCGCAATACGCCAAAGACACGGCGGCATTGCAAAGCCAGCAAAAGGCGATTACCGACCGAGCCGAGAGCGAGATAGCCGCCATCCGTGGCGTGATTCTGGCCGGCATCGAGGAGACCGAGGCCAAGAAAAAAGCCCGTAAGGCCCAAGCGGAGCTAAATGCGGAATTTGCCCGCGCGGAAGCCGATCAGGCCAAACTGGAACGGCAAAGCCTCAAGACTGGCCAGGCCATCGCCGGAGCAGGCAAGGCGGCCGGTAGCGCGGTCAAGCCAACCAATGATCTTGCCAAGGCCAAGGGTGGCGCGTCCAAGGCCAGTCAGGAACTGGCATCGGCGCAGAAAGCGGAAAGCCAGGCCCTGCAAGCCGCCTTGCGTACCGTCGAGGGGCTGGTCCGCACCTACCTGCCCGCCAAGGCCGCCGCTCAGGATTACGCCGAGGCCCTGGCCGCGCTGGCCACGGCCGGCACCGCCGCCGGCCTATCGCAAGAAGAACTGGCCGCCATCATGGCCGGCATGGCCCGCGATCAGGCCAAGATTGCCGACGAGGCCCGCCGCGCCGCCGATGGCTTCTACGCCGCCTGGGCCGATGCCGTCGATAGCCTCGATGACACCTTCCAAGGCCTGTGGCGCGGCCTGCTGACCGGCCAGGACGATGTGCTGGGCAACCTGAAAGAGACCGTCCTGGAGTGGGTCGCCGACCTGTCCTATCAGTTGCTCCTCTCGCCCCTCGTCGTCCCCATCCAGGGCGCCCTCATGGGCATCATGGGCGGGGGCGCTGGCGGGGTCACGGGCACGGCGACCAGCCTGCTCGGTGGGGCCAGTAGCATGAGCAGTATGTTCTCCGGCTTCTCCAGCCTGGCCAGTGGCATCACCAATGTCTTCTCCGGCGCGGCCCTGACCGGCATCATGGACGGCTTTGGTGCCGCCTCCAGCATCATTTCCGCCCAAGGCTACTTTGGCGGTTTCGGCGCCAACATGGCCATGGCCTCCGGCGCCGCAGGCACGGGCTCGACCAGTTTCGCCATCGGCGCCGCCTTGCCTTATGCCATCCCCGCCGCCGCCGCCGTCGCCGCCGCTGTCGCCATCTTCTCCAAATGGCAATCCGACCAGGAACCCCGCTACGGCACCCTCGCCGCCATGACTGGCGGGAGCGCCAGTGGCCTGGAAGACAGCGAATGGGGCGCCGCCAGTGGCGCCTACGTCAAGGGCAGCTTCGGCCTAAACTTCGGCCTCACCGACAAGGGCTCCAAAAACATGGAGGCCACCGAGCTGACCGAGGTCTACCAGGCCCTGGCCGACGTCTCCGACGCCCTGGCCGAGTTCTTCGGCGACGACCTCTCCAGCTTCATCGAGGCCGAGCTGCAGAGAATGTCCGACTTCGGCGACGGCCTGATCCATCTGACCGAAAACGAAGGCGACCTGGGGGGCGCCATGGCCGCCCTGGTGGAGCGCATTGCCCAGGCCGCCGGACGATCCGCGGACGACATTGGCATCGCCTTTGGCGCCATGGTGGGCGATCTGTCCGGCACGGCCGAAGAGGTCGGGGCACAGATCCAGGCCGCCATGGTCGCCTCGGCCCTGGCCGTGGAGCTGTCCGACCGCTATGACGATAGCCTGGGCCAGATGCTGGACCTGACCGGCGACATCACCGGTGACGTGAAACGGCTCAAGGGCT